AAGCAGGGACTCGACGCCTGCGCCCCAAAAGTCAAACCCCCGGCTCCACGCGAGTTGGGGGCATTGACCCTCGGGGAGCGCGTTCCAATGGATCAACCAAAGGAGGGAGCACCAGCAGCGGAGTGGGAGTGGTTCGACTCGCTTCACTCCTTCGAGAGCGACCTCGGGATTGTGATGGACCCGAACGGGGAGCAGGCATGGATCGCGGTGCAAGCGTTCCAAAGCAAGCCGCCGATCTTACTCCACCGCCTGCCACTCCTGAACCGAAAACTCAGCGAATCCGACCCGTTCTAAGTAATGATGACCCTGAACCCTACCGCATCGCGGGAGAACTCTGCGCAGCCGTCCGCATGGGATACCTCGACGGGCCAGACGACCCCGAGGCGCGTTTCCTCGCCAAGGCCATCCACCTCTTTCGGGGCCGAGTCAGTGAATACTGAGCCGACGATAACGCTTTCGCCAGGACAAGCGGCAGCGGTCGATCTTATCCAATCCGGTGAAAATGTTTTCCTCTCCGGTATGGCTGGCACGGGGAAATCCACGGCGCTCCTGCAATATATCGGGCAGGCATTCCGTAGGGTGGATGTCTGCGCGACCACGGGGATCGCTGCGCTGAACCTCCAAGACCAATTCCGCAAGAATGCCGGCGTGGGGATCGCAGCTCATACGATCTACCGCTGGGCGGGCATGGCGCTGGGGCCTGCGCCGGGGCAGAGGTTCGAGGACTACTTGGCCTTCCTCCAAAAGAAGCCAATGCCGTTCTCGCGTCATTCCGCATTTGCTCGGGTGAAGGCAGCGGAATGCCTTGTCATCGACGAGATTTCCATGTTGCCGGGGCGGATTATCGACTACCTCGATTTCCACTGCCGAGCGATCCGCAAGAGCGACCGGCCCTTTGGCGGCATACAAGTCGTGGCCGTCGGTGACTTTCTCCAACTCCCCCCGGTGGCCAAGGATGGGAAATACGACTGGGCATTTGCCTCCGAGGCATGGCGCGTGGCGGGATTCCAAAATGCCTACCTCACGCAAATTCACCGCCAGAAGGAACCTCTCTTCACCGAGGCGCTGAACAACTTCCGCGAGGGGCGCATCTCGAAGGCGGTGGCGGATACGCTCTCGAGCAGGGTGAAGATGTTTGTCGATCGCCGTGTGGTGCGCCTGATGACTCACAACGCCCAGGTGGACAAGTGGAATGCCTACCAAATCGGGGAGATCGAATCGCCCGAGGTGAGCTATGAAGCCGACTTCACCGGAGCCGAGCACGAGGCGGACTTCCTCGCCAAGAACTCGATCACCCCGACACACCTCACGATCAAGCGCGGGGCGCGCGTCATGGCGACTTGCAACATGGAAGTGCCAGACGAAGAGGACAAAACCCAAAAGCACACGGTGGTCAATGGCCTCTGCGGGACCGTGCAGGACATGGAGCCGGAGTCGGTGTGGGTAGCCTTTGACAATGGCGAGACGGTGAACATTCCCAAGCGGTCATCCCAATTTGACCCGCAGCGCGAGGATTCGGCGACCATGACACAAATCCCTCTTCGCCCAGCCTATGCGCTGACCATCCACAAATCACAGGGCCTCACGCTCAACAGCGCCCATATTGACATCCGGGCCGCTCGTGAGCCTGGGCAGGCGTATGTGGCGCTTTCCCGGTTGCGTTCACTCAGTGGCCTTTACCTCAAGGATTGGATCAAGGGCGTTCATGTGAGCGAGGCGGCAATCAATTTTTACAAGAATCTTAAATGATAACCCAATTAGACCTGTTTGGCACCCTCCCAAACGAAAACAAGCACCGTTACTGGCGGCAGCGTCTCAAGCAATGGCCGCAAGAGGCTTTTGAAAGCCGACACCATACAGAAAGCAGTGGATGGGGAATGGCCATGCTCGGTGGCTGGTTTGCCGATCTCCTGCACCGCGATGGGGCTATGGATGAAATGGAATACATGCGCTGGACGAGATTCGAGCGCCGGTTGCAACGATGGGACCAGAAGAAAAATCAATAAATGAATACACTCAAGACGAATATCTCAATTTTCTCCAACGCCTTCGCGGACGAACCGGATGAGGCGATCACGCTGGAAGCATTCTTCCAAGGTGTGAAGGATGGGCGGTGGCAGCGGCAGGTGGACATCCTCCGCGAACACCTCAAGCGCGGAGACGAGCCGCGCTACACAGCCAAGAAGCGCGACCTCCCAGCCGTCACCATTTCCTGCCATTGCCTTTCCCGTGAGCGTGACCTTTCACCCGAGGCGAAGGCGATCACTCACAGCGGATGGCTCCAGGCGGACTTTGACCTGAAGGATAACCCGATGCTTGCCGATGACTCGGTCGTGCGCGCCAAGCGGGCGGAACTCCTCGCCGATCCCTATGTGGGTGCGGTTTTTGTGGGGCCATCCGGGCAGGGACTCAAGGCCGTGGTATCAATCGATACCGAGAAGCACAAGGATTCATGGTTTGCCGCTGAACTCCATTTCCGTGAGAAGCACCGGCTGAGTCTTGATAAGGCGACCAAAGACCCGATGCGCCTCTGCTTTGTCTCCTACGATCCCGAAATGGAGACAGCGGACATTTACCAGCCGATCCCAGTGCCGGACAAGATGCCAGAGCCTGAAGTGTGGCGTCCACCCGTAGAGACGACAGCGGCAGACATTGCCGAGATGCTGCGCTACATCCCCCCGCGCCCGGATTACGACACATGGCTCAAAATTGCCTCTGCCGTGTGGAGCGTCCTTCCGATGCTTGACGGTGCGCGCATCCTCCACCAATGGTCACCAGAGGAGAAGGATGGCGAATACGCATCCAAGCACAAGTCACGCCTCAAGCAGGTGGGAGTCGGAACGCTGGCACACATTGCCAGTGAGCACGGATTCGACGCCCGCGAAGCATGGAGGCGGAAACGCTGGGCTGGCCGCATCCGATTTGCCGACTCGACCCTCGGACCAGGACAAGGGGAAGACCCGCTGGCCGGCGCCGATGTCGCAGCTATCGGCACCGAGATTTCCCGAGAACGCGTTATGGTGGCCTACGCGCAAGCCCACAAGGGAGACGCCCGCCTATGGGCAGAACTCCGAAAGGGGCTGCGCGTCTGGAATATACACGCCAAAGTCTGGATGACCTACGAGGACGGCTTATGGAGGCGAGACACAGGAAACACGACGCTCCTCGATATATCCGACACGCTCACGGAGGTTTATCAGCGCGTGGCTGACTCGGTGCGGGCCGAAATGAAGGCACACCCCTGCGATGACGAGAAGAAAGACCCGCGCATCAAGGAAATCAAGGGCCTCGAGGACCGCTGCCACAAGCTCTGCCACTCGGAATATCTGGCTTCAGTCGAGCGCATAGCCAAGAGCGAGATGAACCTCCCGGCGACCGCCTTTGACTCCAACCCCGAAATCCTCGTGGTGCTCAATGGAACTCTGGATTTTGCGGAAGGTATTTTCCGTGAACACCGAGCATCCGACTACGCGACGACACGCTCGCCGATCAATTTCGACGGCTCCGTGGAGTGTCCGAAATGGGATGCGTTCCTCAACCGGTTCATCCCGGATGTCGAGACACGCGTCTATCTGGCTCGTGCCTTTGGCTATTCACTGACCGGCCGCGTGGACAAGGACGCCCTCTTCTTTGCCTACGGCAAGGGAGCAAATGGAAAATCTACCCTTTTCGGCGTGCTCAAAATCCTTCTTGGCGACCTCATGACCACGGTCCCGATTGCCGCCCTACTCGCTGCCAAGTCGGACAACAACTTCGACTATTACAAGGCATCGATGGAAGGAAAGCGCGTCGTTCTCACCGACGAAATCCCCGAGGGGCGGAAATTGGCCGATAGCCAGGTGAAGGCGATCACCGGAGGCGATGCCATAAATGCCCGCCGGCCATTTGAACAACCCTACGCTTTTTTCCCCACTCACAAGCTCTGGCTCATGGGAAACCACAAGCCGGATGTCCAAGGGACAGACGAGGGAATCTGGCGGCGTGTCCACATGATCCCGTTCACCGTCACGATCCCGGAGAACGAACGACGCGAACGCCACGAAATCCTTGCAGAATTTGAAGCGGAAGCGGCTGGAATCCTCAACTGGGCAATCCGTGGACTCCTCGAAAGCCGAGACATCGGCCTCAAGCCACCGCCACAAGTCGTAGAGGCGACAAGGAACTACCGCGAGGAAAGCGACCAGTTCGGCTCGTTCCTCATCGAATGCACCGAGAAGGACATCACCGGACGCTGCGGTATCGGATCGCTGGCGAAGACCTACGCCATCTGGTGCGACAACAATAACGAACAGCCACGCTATCGAGGAACCCGCCAACTCCGAAAAGTGATGTCAGAACGGGGCTACCACATCGAACCGGACAGGAACGACCACCCGACCATTCATGGGATCAAACTCAAACTGGAGGAAAGAAAAGATGCGTTCGGACTATCCGCTTGAATCGAAAGGAATCCTCCAACTCCCCGCGAATCCCGCGCGGGGAATGCGGGGTTTTATGACCATCCTTTTTCTTGAAGTGCCCAAAAAAGGCTTTTTGAGGGCTATATCTGCGGGAAATGCGGGATTGGCGGGATGTTTCATATTAAATGTTAGGAATCTATTTTTGTCTTCTGCGTTTTCCACAGAGCTAGGTTGCACCCCCCCTCTTTTCCCGCAAATCCCGCAACCCCGTTTTTTCCCGTTTTCCTATGCCAACCTTCACCCAACACGACCTTGAACGCCTCGGATACACCCTGCAACCAGACGGCTCCTATGCCCGAGAAGTCACCCATTCATCTCACCCTGCCCGGATACCTGACCCCAAGCCTCAACCGGCTATTCGGCAAACACTGGACTGCCAGCCACCGCGAAAAGCAACTCGCACGGGCCGCGTTACTCTCCGCATTACACGCCACGCCTGCCGCCTCCTCGATGCCGATAATTTTGCAGGCGGTTGCAAACCTCTCATCGACCAAATCCGATACGCCGCCCTCATCCCGGACGACGACCCGGCCAGCGTCGAACTCCAATTCTGCCAAGAAAAAGTCGCCAAGAAAACCCTCGAAATGACCACAATCGAAATCACGCAATGAGTGAAAGAATATCCACCAGAGACCGTGTGGGACATGTGCCTGAGCAAAAAAGCCTACCCAAGCGAGCGCACCGTGGCGCTCAAGCTGGAGGCGGTCCGGCTCGCCCGCCGCAACAGGAAAAAGTCAATCCGCCGCTACGCCTGCCCGATCTGTCACAAATTCCACCTGACGAGCAAATGATCGATGACCTCGATGCGTATCGTGAGCTTGCCGAAGAGATTATCAACCTCGCCATCGATGATGTCGACCTGCGCTCCGATTACAAGACACAGACAAACCGCGCAGCGGCCGAGCGCAACCGGGCAAGCGCTATCAGTTTTATCAAAAGCAGATGGTGCGAGGAGCTTTGCGATGCTGTCGGTAAACCATATGACCGCGCCAAGGCAACCGCATTCAAATGAAACCCTGCCCGAAATGCCTCTCAACCTCCCGAGTCACCGACTCCAGGCAAAACAACGAACACACTTACCGCCGCCGCGAATGCAATAAGTGCAATACGACCTGGACGACCTACGAAATCCATTCTGACGAATTCGACAAAGTTTCCAAATACAACAACCTAAAAACAATCCTGCTCAAAAACATACAATGATCTCAGCCTCACCCGCAGAAGCAGCCCGCCTCTTCGAGAAAAACGGGGGCGTTTATTGGCCCGACATCGCCGACGAAATTGACTCGCCGGAAGAAATACTCGCCGACTCTCTCGGAATCTCCGTGAAGGCCGCGCGCCTTGTCCTCGCCCATGTCGAGAACGAAGTGCGCAAGAATCAGGCGCTTATCCTCGGCAAGGTCATCGGCTTGCTACTCAAAGCCAGCAACCTGCCAGCAATGGCCCACGCGCTGGCATTCGCCTCCGGTCTCGACCAACTCAACGGCGCTCGCTCCCAGGCTGAAGTCGCCCGCGAGCTGGGCGTGACCCGTGCGCTACTGAGTCACTACACGCTGGGCGTCCGTGATGTCCTGAGCGGCAAGGATACATCTTTCGAGTGCACTAAATTCCGCAAATCCCAAGCCAGCAGGGAAACATTCCGCGCCAAGGCGACCGACCCATTTACTGCCGCGAAAGCGGCGGCAATCGCAAAACTAAAAACACAAACCACAAAAACATCATGCAACTAATCGACCAAGCCATGTTCACCCTTGCCGGGCTGAACCTACCAGACAACCTCACAACCGGACAATGGGCAGACATCCACAAGGACATCCTGACCTGCAAACGCGCTGCATCCAAGTGGCTGCAACAATCCCGCGACTACAGCAACGGACGGTGGGGCATTGAGTTCACAGCCGACACGGAAGCACAACTGGAACTCGACCTCGGCCTCGCCCTACCGGAACCAAAGCCCGCCCTCAATCCTGCGGACAAGACCAAAGCCATCGTGACGATCGAAGGACTGAGCCAGTCGTTTATCCTGTGGCAACGCAAGATGTCGGATGAAATCCCGCAATGGGACAAGGACCGCCTTAACCGCGCCCTCGAACTCCTCGAGCCAATGGAGAAGGAAGCCAAGCGCGTGCGGGAGCTACTGGAGGGAGCGCGATGATCCAAACACAAGCACAGCAGGATCTGATTGAAAACCACGGCATGGGTTCAAACGGTGGTTCGTTAATTGGTTCAACGGATTCATGGACTGACATGCTACAAAAGAAAATTTGGGACGCTAAAATAAATGCCACAATTAAAGAACTTAAGCCTAAATTTACACCAGAAAAATCAATAATGCGCTTTAAAGTTATTGCTCAATATCCTGACTATTTACTTGCAAGACAATTATTAGAACAAATGGATTATTTTTATGATACAGAAAATGCTGAGTGGCAAATGAAAGGAGTGAGATGAGCGCGGAACAAAAGCACAGCCAGATGCTGGGACAGATCGCGTGTCTGGTAGAGGAGTTCGTCACCGCAGAAGAGACCACCTTGCAAGGCGTGGCTCATCTTTTAGCCAGGTATTTCGACCTGCGAGCCAAGCAGGCGTGGGACTTCGTAGATCAACTCAAAGAGGAGGCACGCGATGAGTGACACGCCACAAACAAACAAACTTCTCTCCGATCTTCTCGCCGAACTTGGAACCCTCGGGCAGCACAACTGCCCAGAACGATTGGTTGTTCATGCTCGCAAGCTAGAGCGCGAGCGCGGCGACTTGATCGCAGCAATCCCCGTTGGCGAATGGGTAGCATACGCTGACCACCAGAAGGTCCACAATGCTGCCAGCCGGTTGTTAGTGGCGATAAACAAACAACTGCCCATCGGGTCATTCAGCCTCATTAGTCATGAATACCATGTACTCAAAGATGCAATCTACGGCAAGGAGGGAGCGCAATGAGCGACACGCCTGAGACCGACGCAGCCGTCGAAACATCCGGCGGCGACTGGTCGCCAGTCCTGCGTGCAGTGGCGCAAAGCTTGGAGCGCGACGAGGCGATACAGCAAAACGCCAAGCTGCGAGACATTGCGGAGAAGGACGACGAAAAACTTGACAACGAATATAACAAGACACTCGATACGGAATTAAGCATATATTGTCGGGCAAAGTGGAATGCGGCTATTGATGACCGAGACACAGCTATTCTGGAGGCAGAGAAATTGCGGGAGCAAAACGCCAAGCTGCGCGAGATCGCGGAAAGGGCAATTGATGCGGTCAGTAACCAACCCACGGAAAGCTTCCTCCGCGCCGAACTCGACCAACTCAAGGAGGGCGCGAAATGAGCGACACACCAGAAACGGATGCAGCTTGGGATAAATACATAAGCCCCCCCTACACTTATTGGGCAGGAGACTTACGCATTTTAGCGCAAAGACTTGAGCGCGAACGCGACGAGGCGCGACATAAACTTGAGCTTTGCATGGCAGCAAATAGTGATGTTGCAAGAATAGCCAAAGAGCGCGACGAGGCACAGGCTGAATTGGAAATGTGGCGAGATGGAAACATCATGCACCAAATTCACAGGGATGAGTTAGAAAAAGCAGAACGCGAGCGCGACGAATACTACGCAAGAGCGGCCTCACTGGTTTTGCGCTTACCTCCTGAAACGATTGCTGGCGAGGTGCAGCAGTGGCGTGATGAGTTCAAAGCAGATCGTGAGAAGCTAATCCGCGAGCGCGACGAGGCGCGGGAGTTGCACAGAAACGCTTTGCGCGAACGAGAAGCAACAGAAAAGGAAGTTGATGCAATGCTGGAACGAGCACACAAAGCAGAGCGCGAGCGCGACGAAGCGAGGGAGGCGTTGCGCGAAGCGTGGCTGGCAATGGATGAAGTTGACGGCACAGACAGGATGGTCAACTGGCAGAACAAAAACGCAAATATATTGGAGGGCGCGAAATGAGTGACATGGGCAATGGGCAACATTGCCAGAGCGGCGTTGGAGGGCAAGGTGTGAAATGAATTGTCGCACTTTGAAATTGTCGCAGTTGAAAAATGTCAGACAACGTGAAGGCCAAGACAGGGGGGGCATCGGGAACCCTACCAACCCGCTCAACCAATGCAGTTTGCCCGTCGCTCGCTTCTTTCCTGAGCGTTGCATAATTTGACATCGTTGCACAAGCCGTGGGCATCACGGAATTAAGCAACGCGTTAAACATCGACAAGTCGGTCGTCTCGCGCCTCGTCAAGAAAGGCATGCCCACGACCTCGGTGGACGCCGCCCAGGCGTGGCGCGAATCGAACGCACCGCCGAGGGCCAAGCGTGGGCAACGCGGCACACCGCCACCGCCGCCGAAACTCTCAAAGGTCGCCGAACCTCCGAGAGTGTCAGAGCCTGCCGAGCCTCTGCCAGTTCCTCCACCGCCGCCGGTTCACGACAGCGCACCCGAGCCTGACGACGAAGACAACACGCCGCGCCAATCCCTCCGCCGTGCCCGCCTTGCCGAGAAGGTCGGCTACAACGAACTCGTCATCTGCAAGCGCAACGGCGGCTCGGTCGAAGACATCCGCAAGGCAAACCAAATCTACATCGCCTCCAGGAACAACCGCATCAAGGCCGAGAAGGATTTCAAAGACTGGCAACGCCAGGAAGCCATCACCCTCTTCTACGACGAAGCGCGCGACATCACGAGCCGCCCGCACATCACCGCCAAGCAGCTCCTCGAAGTCATGCCCAAGACCCTCGCCACCCGGCTGCACGGCCAACCGCAGAAAACCATCGAAGCCACCCTTGCCGAGTGGGCCGACAACCTCACGACCATCATCCGAAAAGCCATATGAAAATGCTACCCCCTAAATCGCACGGCGCTTCTCTCTGTTTCCCGAATCAAAACAACTTCCCCTTCTGGATAGGAAAAAGGTTTTCCGTAAATTTTAATTTCATCAAGAGGGATCAGGTTTGCGTGAACCATGTAATGATGATTCGGGCAAAGCGTGACAAGGTTTTCAACGCGATCTGTTCCTCCGTTCCTTTTTGGAATTATGTGGTGAACTGCCGTAACAAAGGAAAAACCACAAATAACACACTTGCCTCCGTCTCTAATTCTTGCGGACTGCTTTCCACTCCTGTTAGTTGTTCGTTTTACGGCAGCCAGCTTTTTTTTGAATGCCTCTTTTCCGCATTCTTTAGAGCAATAGCCAACCTTCTTTCCTTGCAAATAGGCGGAAGTGACTTGCATAGACTTACCGCAATTTTGGCAGGGCATTTCGGCCCTGTTATACATCGGGTTTTTGCTGCCGGTGAGTTTTTTTCTAAACCCATCTCGACAATCAATAGAGCAAAAAACTCTCTGCTTAATATGTGGCCGAGTAGCAAAAATACCGCCGCAGTTTCTGCATTCATGCTCAGCATATTTTTTTCTTCTGCCTCTACCGTTGTGACCAGAAATAAACCTTTTTCCTTTATTGGCTTGTCCACCACACCCGCATTCACAAAATCCATCTGTCATATATGAAAGAAAACACAAAAAAAGAAACATTGTCAAATCTTGTTGTTGAGCATTTGAAGCCTTCGGATTTGGCGCCATATAAAAATAACGCGAAAAAGCACGACGCTGCTCAAATCTCAAAGTTGTGTGGAAGTATAAAAGAATTCGGCTTTAACAACCCCGTCCTCATCGACAAGGACAACGGCATCATCGCCGGTCACGGTCGCGTGCTTGCCGCTCAATCCCTCGCCCTCGAGTCCGTCCCCTGCATCCGCCTCGGCCACCTCACCGACACCCAGCGCCGAGCCTACATCCTCGCCGACAACCGCCTCGCCGAGATCGGCGGCGGGTGGGATGAGGAAATGCTCAAGCTCGAGCTGGCGGATCTCGCCTCCTTGGATGTCGATGTCGCCGAGATTGGATTCGGCGCTGAAGACCTCGCCGAGCTGGAGATGGAAGAAGAGGCGGAAAAATCAGACGCCGACGCCGAGCCACAGATCGACAAGGCCGAAGAACTCCGCGCCAAGTGGGGCGTCGAGCCAAGGCAACTTTGGGAGCTTGGCGACCATCGGTTGCTGTGTGGCGACTCCACGATCCCCGAGCATGTGGCAAAACTCATGGGCGGAGAGAAGGCTGAAATGGTTTTTAGCGATCCTCCATATGCTTTGTTTGGAAATTCAACCGGAGTCCATGGCATTGCCGACGATAAAATGGTTCGCCCATTTTTTCGTGATATTGGCCGCGCCAGCGTTGAATGGGTTGAAAACTTTGGCCATGTCTATTTGTGCTGCGATTGGCACACAGCGTTTGTTATTCAATCCGTAATTACAGAAGTTGGTCTGACCGCAAAAAATTTGTGTGTATGGGACAAGGGCGATGGGGGCATCGGTGCAAACTATCAGCAGTGCTATGAGTTAATTTGGTTTTTTACAAACTCGCCGCGAGCCAAAGGCACTCTGGCAAAAAAAGAAGCTGGAGAGAAAACAGTCAACGGAGTGCCAAACATTTGGCGCTTTCCTCGCGTTCAAAGTAACAGAATCCACAATGCAGAAAAGCCTGTTGGAATGGTGAGCGTTCCAATCACAAATGGCAGTAAGCCGGGCAACATCGTTTTAGATTTTTTCTCGGGAAGCGGAACGGCTCTAATGGCCTGCGAGCAACTTGGCCGCAAATGCCGCGCCATCGAAATCTCGCCCGCTTATGTCGCCGTGGCGATCCAGCGATGGGCAGACGCCACCGGCAAAGAACCCAAGCGCCTCGCATGACCCCCGCCGCCGAAGCCCTACGCGAACACCTCCGCTCGATCTACGCGCCGATTGACCGGCGCACCGTCACCGAGTGGTGCGCTGACGAGGTGATCCTGAGCGAGCGGCAAACGCAGATGCCGGGCAACTTCAGCACCCGCCTCACGCCCTACCTCCGCGAGCCGCTTGAGTGCTTCGGCGATGTCGATGTTTCCGACCTCGTGCTCGTATTCGGCACGCAGACCGGCAAGACCACGATGGTGCAAGCAGGCACCGCCTGGCGCATCGTGAACAAGCCGCAGCCGGTCGTTTGGGTCATGCCCACCGAAGGCCTCGCCCGATCGTTTTCCGAGACGCGCTGGCTCCCACTCTTCGACGACAGCGCCACGCTCGCCGCTCAGAAGCCAGCGGACCGGCACCGCTTCAAAAACCTCGAGCAGCATTTTTCGCGGTGTTCGCTCGTCTTCGTCGGGTCGAACTCCCCGGCGAACCTCGCCAGCCGCCCCGCCGGACTCCTACTGATGGACGAGGTGGACAAATTCGCCCGCGAGACAGACCAAGAAACCTCCGCGCTTTTCCTCGCAGAGAACAGAACCAAGTCATTCGTCGGCGCGCTTCGCGTCAAGACCAGCACGCCCACCACGCCGGACGGCGCGATATGGCAGGAGTTTTTGAAAGGCACGCAGGAGAAATTCATGCTCGAGTGCCCGCACTGCCACGAGCGCATCGAGCTTTTGTGGGAGCAGGTCAAGTGGGACACCGACGCGAAAGTGGCCGGCAAGTGGAACATGGCCCGAGTCGAAGAATCCGCGCGCTACATTTGCCAGCGGTGCGGAGGCGAGTGGAACGACGGCCAGAAGATCGAAGCCCTCCAAGACGGCAAGTGGCAGGCCACAAACCCCAGCGCCCAGCGCGGCTTCCGCAGCTTTCACCTTAATTCCCTCTACGCGCCGTGGCGCTCCTGCACCTTCGGCGCGCTCGCGGTGAAATTCCTACGCGACAAGGACACGCTCAACGGCCTGCAAGATTTCACGAACAGCACCATGGCCATGCCGTGGGAGCAGGTCGAGACCAGCATCGGCGACGCCAACATTCTCAGCCTCCGAGGCGACTACACGCGCGGCACCTGCCCGATCGAGCCAGCGCACATCGTCACCTGCGCCGACATCGGCCAGGATAAACAGCACTGGACCACGGTCGCCTTTGACGCCAACGGCCAGAGCTATGTCCTCGACTACGGAACCACGCTCACCATCGAAGACTTGCTGGCCGACTCGCCCCGCCGCATCTACCGCACGCCCAGCGGGCAGGAAGTCCGCCCCGAGTGCGGATTGATGGATTCCGGCTTCGCCACCTTCCGCGTCTACACCGCCTGCCAAGTCAGCGCCGGATTCTGGCACGCCGCCAAAGGCTCCGGCGCAACCTTCGGCAGCCGCATCGGGCGCACCGTCATAGACGACTTCCCCGGCGTCGTGCTCTACACCTTCGTGGACCACGCCATCAAAACGGAACTCTTCATCGACCGAATCCGCAACGGCAAGCCCCCGCTCGCCATCCCGCGCGACACCACCGAGGACTTCCTACGCGGCATGAGCGGCCAGCGCCTCGTTCCCCGCAAGACCGCCACCGGCCAAGAGTTCGTATGGAAATCCGTCGCGCAAGATCACTACATGGACGCCGTGAAACTCTGCCATATCGCCTGGCACATCTTGAAAAACTGACCTGTGAAAAAATCCCAACTTTGGAAAATCTACTGCGCAAAAAATCCCAGCTTTGCGGGCGATGGGAACATCACGATGAGCGCGCGCGGCCTGCGCAAACTCTTCGACCAAACATGGGACTACGCCTTTCACGAAGGCGAAGACGAGAACGAACACGCGCCGGTAAACAACTCAAAATCCGTGGACGATCTGCGCAAAATCTTCGGCATGTTCTGAGCGATTCGGTGGAGTCACCGATATGATCCAGACCATTTTCGTGGCGTCACGAAATTGATGCCCGCCCGCCGAGCTAGTGTTCATGCGGCTCTGCGGGCCTCCAAAAATATTTTCATCTTTTTGAAAAAAAGTTGTTGACGAGAAATCGAGTTTGTGAGATTGTCATCCCAGATCGAAGCCACCACGGCGACGACGAAAACAAAAAACCAAACCAAAAAAATGAAAATCGAAAACGCAATCAAGAAGCTAAACAAAGAAGGATTCACAGTTATTGAAGCCAACGGCTTTTACTCCGCAAAAAAAATCGGGTGCAAAAAGTTAGTTGAGTTTCACCGGAACGGACGAAGCGACGAAGCCACCTGCATCGGATACCGCCGCGAAAATCACCACAGCGACAGCATGACCGATTATTGCGCGACTTTCTTCTGCGATAGCCTCGCCCGCGCTATCAAATTGGCCCTCGCCTAACAACCCACCCGGCGCGGGTTCGATCCCCGCGCCACTAACCAAACCAACAAAATGAAAACAAAATCGCTTATGACAAGCTGGACAAAAATCGCAAAAAGCCACTACCGCCACGAAACAAAAGTGGAAATTTTTAAAAGCACTCAAGGATGGCATGTAATCGGTGGCGCTAACTGCGGATATGTTTACTCAACAATGTGGGTGGCTATGTATGAAGCCGCCAAAACAAAAGCGGAATTTGTAAAATTAGCTCAATGAAAAAACCCACCACCCACGGCGGCCCGCGCAAAGGATCGGGCCGCCCCAAAGGCGCGAAATCCGCCAACGCCAAAGGCCGGACAGCCGTAACGCGCTCCGTCTCCATGCAGCCCGAGAGTTGGGCCAAGCTCGACATCCAGCGAGGCACGATGAGCCGAGGGAAGTTTATCGAGTCGAAACTTTGACTCGCCCGTAAAGTTATCAAACCCGCCGCGCCTCTGCTTGCATGCGTAATTCGGCGGGTCTTTTTTTTGTCAGAAAAACGACCACAATTTTCCGACACAATTTCTGGTTTAGAAACACCGCCGCGAACTCAAGCCACGCTTGAACTTCCGCGCAGATTCTAATCATCCCGAACACTACACTCGCCGAGTGTAGTGTTTTTCTTTTGTAAACTTTGACTCTCCCGCCTTCACGCAGGCAGTCGATCTACATATTGCCGTGGCAAGCCCCTCTTCCCTTCGATGGGTAATGGGCGGCGGCCGGATCGGGGAGCGCTGGGTCGCTCGATTCACTCCGTAAAACCCGGCGACTGAAAAGGTGCGGCCGCGCCGTCCCTGCCACCTCCCCTTTTGACAATTTCAAAAAGGGTGTGACTGACCTCGACAAAATCAGCGGCGTGAAATCCTTCCTTCGCCGCACCAAGACAACGCAGGAACTCGAAGCCCTCGCGCTCGCCACCTTTGCGTCGGCCACCGAGGAAGTCGTCATCACCTCTCTGTCATCCGACGGCACTGGCACAGGCGGACAGGTCTCTTTTCCGAAATGGCTTTTGCTCCAGGCAGTCGAAGAACTCCTCGCTGAAGGCCCGAACGGACGCCAACTTTTCGCCATCGCAGACCGCTCCCGTTACGGCACCGCCGTTTGACACGCCGCCGGTGGCGTGCCGTCAAAATCAAAAAAATCAAGTTGGGGAGGAAGCCGCTCTGGCGCTGGTCGCCCGCGCAAGCTCGACGCAAAAGCAGCCGCATTTGAAGCCGCGCAACCTTCGCTGAATCGCGGCCTCGTTTGGGTGCCGACGACCGACCCCAAGCGCGAACTCACGGCCTACACGCGGATGGAAATCCTGCGTCTTGCGCGCTGGCTCTACAACAACGCGCCTCAGGCCACCTACCTCGTCGAGCACTTGGCACAACGCGCCATCGGCACCGGCATTGTGGTTCAGCCGAAAACATCGAACACCGCTTGGAACAAAAAGGTCGATCAGTATTTCGAGGATCGCGTCTGCGCAGAGGCATGGGCATTCGACGCATCGGCTCAAGTCAATTTCTACACCGCGCAATCTCTCATCCTCCGCCAAGTCGCCATCGACGGCGACTTTTTCGCGCAATTCCTCAAGACCAGAGAAGGTGCTGCCCGCGTCCGCTTCATCGGCGGCGAAGCCATCGGCGGGTCTGCCAGCTTTGGAAACCCGGATGACATGACCCACGACGGCGTGCGCCTCGATCAATTTGGCGCGCCAGCAAGCTACACGATCGGCGGCAAAGAAATCTCAGCCGACCAAGTTTTGCACATGCGTCACATCCGCAGGCACGGCCAGCCGCGCGGCGTCTCGTGGCTTCACTCCGCAGTCTCCAACCTCCGCGACATCTCCGAAATAAATGGCTTCGTGAAAGGCGCATACAAGGCAGGCGCTCAGATCGGCTACATGGTGACATCCACCGAAGTCGCCAAGATCGGCCTCGGCGCAGGACTGAAATCCACCACCAACGAAGTCGGCGACCTCCAGACCACCGACCTCCCGAACGGCATCCTCCTCCCGCGCCTCAAGCCAGGCGAAAAGCTCGAAGCCTTCAAGAACGACATCCCCGGCCAGACCTACGAAGCCGTCATGCGCGCCCTCCGCAGCGATGTCGCCTTCGCCATCGGACTGCCACCGGAGGCCATGATGGTCAATGTCGGATTGGCAGGAACAGAGCAACGCGCCGTGCTCGAGGTCACTCAGAACTTCCTCGAGCGCCTTCAGCAGCAGGTCATCGATCAGTTCTGCCGGCCGTTCTACAAATATTGGCTCTGGCATGAAATGCAGGCTGGTCGCCTCGAATACCCCGGCGATGACTGGTGGCGGCACGAGTGGCTTGCCCCGCGCAAGATCACGGTGGACAGCGGCCGCGACGCCCGCGCATACAGCGAGCAACTCGACAAGGGCCACCTCTCGCCGACTCGATATTTCAACATGCTCGGCCTCCGAGCCACCGAGGAAGAGGACGATGTGATCGACACCTTCCTCCGCCGCAAAGCTAAGTGCGACGCCCTCGGACTCAACATTTCCGAAGTTTTCCCCAACGCCCTCCGCAACGGCATCGCCGCGCAACAACCCGCCGAGCCGGATGACGACGACTCTAATCAACCTCCTGCCATTTCCGATCTGCAAGCCAAGGAAAAACTCGACGCCATCGGCGTTGCTGTCCGCGCTGGCGTTTTGACTCCAGAGCAATCGCTCGAGCAGTCCGTCCGCCAATCCTTGGCGCTGCCCGAAATGGGATCGGATGTCTTGTCCGAATGGCAACAAAACCCAATCCGCTCGCCGATCACTCTGAGCAGTGAACTCGCGGGCGCAGATGCCACCACTAACCCCACTCCCGAAGACAACCCAACCGAACCATGACCACACCCACCCCAAAATTCTATGCTCTGGAAAAAACCGCTGACAACGAAACCACCGTTACGCTTTACGACGAGATCGGTGCTTTCGGCGCAGGCAGCAAAGAGTTCCTCGCTGACCTCGGCAAACTCTCCGGCCAACACATCCACCTCCGCATTAATTCTCCGGGCGGAAGTGTCATTGAAGGCACGGCCATTTACAATGCCCTCCGCCGCCACGAAGGCGGCTTGACCGTCCACATCGACGCCATGGCCGCCTCGATGGCCAGCGTCATCGCCATGGCAGGCGCTCCCGTTTACATGGCGGACAATGCCCTCCTCATGATCCACAACCCGTGGACGGTCAGCATGGGTGAGAGCAAAGACCTACGCAAAGAAGCCGACCTGCTCGACAAACTCAAAGTCAATCTCCGCAACGCCTATGTGAGGAAGACGGGCATCAACGCTGAAGAAATCGGCGCGATGATGGACGCCGAGACATGGCTCGATGCGGTCGAAGCCGTGGCCCTCGGATTTGCCGACGCCATCGAGGAAGGCGTCGCCGCCGCTGCAACAGCAACCCCCGAAATGCTCCGCGCTCGTTTTGACAAATTCGCAAAGGCATCAAGCTCTATGAATACACCCGAAGTCATCACCTACTCAGCCGAAGTCGCTGAACAAGCCGCTGAGATCATTGAGGCCACCGTCGTGAGCGAATCCGCTCCTGCCGAGCCAATCGTCGAAACGACCAACGAAGCAGAGGTCGTCGAAACCGAGGCCGTCGAATCTACCGCACCCGAAGTTGTCGAAGCTCCCGCCGAGCCACAGGCCAAGCTCGCCGCCGCTGATGCCATCCTCGCCAAATACAACGCCGTCATCGCAGAGCGCGACGCCGCCGTGGCCGGACTCAAAGAAGCCAGCGCGAATATCGAATTCCTCCGCAGCGAAATCGCCGCCGAGCGCGAATCCCTCGCCCGCCTGGAGCGCAGCCTCGGCCTCTCAGCCGCCCGCGAAATTCCCGAAGTCCTGCCGACTCAGAACGCAGAAAACATCTACGACGCTTGGAAGAACGCCACCGGCGCCGAGAAGACCCGCATCTTCCGCGCAAACCGCAAGGCACTCGAAATCGCGGCCAAAAATTTGACACCGCAATAATTCACGAAAACCCAACCAACCACCTAACACACCATGGCCACCACCATCTCATCCGAACTGAAATTGAATGTGGTTCTCGACAGCGCGCTCGTCGCCCTGCGCGAATCCCTTCTTCCCGTAACCGCCTTCTCGACCGTTTTTAATTCGGTCCCACTCCAAGGCACCGACAAGATCGCCGTTCCTTTCTTCCCTCTCGCAACTGACGCGACGAGCGATTTCAACGGAACATACTCTTTCGGCGACACAAACGCGATCAACTCCCGCGAAGTGACAGTGAACAAGCGCAAATACCAAGCGCTCTCGTTCACATCGAGCGAACTCGCCCGCCAGCCTTACTTCAACCCCGAGCAGCTCGGATTCTTGAAGGGCCGCAAGCTCGCCGAGGACATCCTCCGCGACATCCTCTCCGTCGTGACTCTCGCCAACTACGGCGCAGCGATCCACACTGGCGCAGCTTCTGCCTTCGACAGCGACGACATGATCACCATCAAAACCGCGCTTGACCAAGCCAAATGGTCCAAGTCCAGCCGCGTGATGATCCTCGACAACGCCTACGAAGGCGCACTCCTCAAAGACGCTGGCATCAAGAACGCCGCCGCAGTCGGCACAGCATCCGCCATCCAGAATGGTCGCCTGCCACAGATCGCTGGCTTCGATGTCATCGGAACCAACTTGATCCCCGGCAACAGCCAAAACCTCGTCGGCATGGTCGCACTCCCAGAGGCAATCTTGGTTGCCTTCTCGCCTGTGCAGCCCGCTCCTGGCGTCCGCAGCCACCTGAACGCCTACGAAGTGGCAGTCGATCCTGAGACCGGCCTCACCATCGAGTATCGCTCATGGGGCGATCCCGACACCGATACTGAGAAATCAGTCATCGAGGTCAACTACGGCTTCGCCCTCGGCCACGCCGCCGCCCTCAAGCGCATCGTCTCGGCCTAAGCCACATGCGCCTCGCAATCACGCTCACTCGCACCGGAGACACTTGGCAGGTCAAGCACCTGCCAAGCGTCCCGCTCGGCGAGCAGCTCGCAGACTTCAAAGCCAAGCAAGTCGCCGGCGAATTCACCGCAGACGAAACGCTCGTTGTATCCCTTAACGATACTCTCAAGCGCCACGCGAAGAAGCCATCCGCCGCACCCGCGCCAGTCGAAGTCGAAGAGTCACCCAAAAAGAAAAAATAACAGCGCATTCCCGCACACCAAGCCCGCAAACGCCCGGCCGGAAGCCTTTCCCGGTCGGGCGTTCTGCTTTTGACACCCCTGCACAGGCATGTCGCCTGCGCAAAAAGACCACCTCGAAAACCTCGCCGCCACTGCGCGCAATACGCTCCTCGGCAAGCCCGCCACCTTTCGCGGGCAGAGTATCCGCGTGGGCCTGTCTGCCATCGCCATCGGTCTTGATCTCGAAACCGGCGGTCTGCGGCAAGGCGGCGAATTCACCGCGCGCTTTCTGGCATCTGCTCTGCAATCCGCTCCCCGCCGTGGCGAGCAGATCCTTGTGGAGGGCAAGACCTACACCGTGGCCACCGTGCGCGAACAGACCGGCACGCCGTTTGAGTATGTCGCCACCATCGTCCCCGGATCCTCACTATGAACGCCTCCATCGAATCCAGCCTCAGAGACTGGCTCCTCTCTACCGTCCCTTTTGCGGACGCCGCGATTTTCACAGGTCAATCTGCCGAGACCATCCCTGGCGACCAGCCCGTTGTCTTTTGTGCCTGCGAGACCGTGGAGCCGGTCGCCATGGGCTATTTCAAATTTACGGCGCAGATCATCGTTTCTACCCCATGCGTGATTGAGGAGTCGCTGCCGACGCATCTCGCGCTTTCAGATGCGCTCAAGGCGGAACTCTACGACATCGCGCCGCTTGTGGATTTCCTCCCCGCATCCATGCACCTCGCGGGCGTCACCATGAATGCCTTCGGCCAATCGCAGGCCAACGAGCGGTGGCTCACGACAGCCGAGGTCGTGCTCGGGGTCATAGAAATTTGACACGCGACTTTTTGCGTAACCCGCAACCAACATGGCACTCTCTCTCTACCGCTCTTCGCAAGTCGCTAACGCAACTTATGGCACGCCGGACATCTCTGGCTTGATCGTCACCTCGTTTTCTCTGAACGAAACCACCTCGCCTTCGGAGATGAAGGATGACCAGGGCAATATCATCGCCGTGGCGGTGCCAGATCCGATCAAGGAGATTTCTTTTGAAGGGATGCGCACAGGCTCGTTCTCGCAGACCGTTGGCGGCCTTCTCTCCATCACGATGCCACAAGGGCTCACGCTGGGAGCCACCACGATTGTGACTGGCCTCACGACAAGTTTCGCCGCCGAGCAGTTTGAAAACATTTCCGGCACCGCCCGCTCTTACAGCACAGCGATGACCGCTGGCTCGTAGTCCCTCACCTCCTCGCCGGGGCAGTCGCGTAGCGGCTCCCCGGCAGGCCCACCAACGACAAATCCACGATATATTCCATGACAGCTATTTTTTCCACCCGCGACCTCAAGCTCGCTTCGATACTCACCACTCTCGGCTTTGAGTTCGAGAACCCCGCCGCTCCTGCCACACGCATCCGCCGCGAATCCGGCGAGGAGTCCACCGTCTTCCACTTCCTGGCGAACCACCCCGCGAGCGGACAGGCCGCCGATGAGGTCATGCGCGCCTTTGCTGCCGGTGAGGACTACATCGCCGCGCATCAGGACGAGCCACTCGCCTACATGCTGGCCGTGCTGCGCAACCGGGATGAACTCGTCTCCGTGGTCAAGCAGACACCTCGCCAAGTCGTCTTTGAGCGCAACGGCCGCATCATTTCTATCTCGGAGAACGCCACCGAGGCCGACAAGAAGCGCTTCGCAAAATTCATGTGATCCCCAGATCGCCAACGAAACACCCAACGAAAGACCAATGAAAAAAACACCCGAATCCACCGATTACGAAACCGACGACGAAGCACTACGCGAAGCCGCATTCCGCGACGGCCCGCGCAAGGCAGGGAAATGGAAACTCCGCCCGTGCGTTCCCGGCACGATCAGCATCATCCGCTCAAACATGCTCGAGAAGCGCGACGAGTTCTGGTTTGTCGCCGCATTTGCTTTCGTGCACATCGCCCCGATCGATGATGTCATTTCGGTGGATAACGACCCTATCGCTTTCAACAAAGCCGTCCGCCGTTGGCAGCTCGACAACCTCACCACCATAGATGAGCAAAACGAACTCTCCGCACTCGTCTCCGCCGCTTGGGAACGCGTGAACGCCGCCGAGACCAAGGCCAAGCACGCATCCACCGGAAGCACCGAGTCGGGAAAGTAGCATCCCCCAACTGGCTCGCCTCCTATGTTTACAGACTCGCCAGTGTCACCGGTTGGGGGTTCCACGCCTGCATGTGGGAAGTCCCGTATGCTGCCGGGCTGCAAATCTTGGACGCCGATTCATTCGCTCGCGGCATTCCTCGCGTTTATCTCCGCGACAATCCGCAGGCGGATTTTGACTCGCTCGCTGCAATAGAAAGCGTCCTCCAAAAGCTCTGAATGAAATCCAGCGTCACAATCGAAACAACAGGAATGGAAGAGTTTTTTCGTTTCTATGCGGCTGTGCGCGAGAAGACCATCCCGGAAGCTATTCGGATCAACGCACGGCTCCTGTGCGTAGAACTGGCCCGCCGCACGCAGCCATTCGGGTTGGCCGAGTCGGCAAAAAAAACTGGCGAGAAAGCAATCACGCGCGACCTCTTAGGAAGGGGCGGCGGGCACAAAGGAAAAAACCGCGCAGGTATTTTTGCACCGCTTACGCCGTTCATGCAGGAGCACGCCCTTTTCTACAATTCGTCTGATAACATTTGGCTATTTGCCAAAAAGGACGGGACCGTTTACGGCACCGACAAAGCGCACTTTATGCACGACGCCTCGTTTTCTACGGTGCGAAGTCTTCACAAAGCCAATTTTGTAAACGGCAAAATGTCGGCCGCCGGTGGAGACACTCACAACATTGGCCGGTGGAAGTTTATCAATAAATATTTTGTGATGCCTAACCTCCTCAAGGAATACATGGCATCCATACACGCCAAAGTAGGTATGGCCAAATCAGGGTGGGCGTGGTGCGCTAAAAAAATCAAGTCCACTACCAAGGGCAGCGCAACCCGTGGCATACCGCGCTGGGTGACTCGCCATCTCGGAGACTACGGCCTTGGGATTGTTCAGGACAATACCGACAACCTCGACAATCCCAGCATCACCCTCACCAATACCGCAAAGCATGCCGACGCGACATGCCGACAAAGTGAGAGAGACGCGGCCGTCGTCATCGTGAAGGGCAATATGATCAAGCAAGTGCTCCGCATGCTCAAATACGAGCGCAAGAAACTCCAAGCCGCTTAAAATATCATGGCCGACGCAACAGTAACATTCGCCGCAAAAGACCTGAACCTCGGGTCCACTATCGACAAGCTAAAGAAGGAACTCGGCTCCACCCAAGCCGCCGCCAAAGACGCCTCCAAAGGCTTCGATATGAGCTTCGGCAAGATCGGCCTCGCGGCCGGGGTCGCCGGTGTCGCTGTGAAGGCAGGCATGAAGGCCGTGGAGGCCGCCACCGCAGCGGCCAGTGCCGTCGTGGCAGGATTCGGCCAGGCAATCGACCTCGGCGGGCAACTCACAGACCTATCCGCCCGCACCGGCGAGTCGGCAGGGAGCCTCCTCGTGTTGCAACGGGCTTTTGAAAATACAGGAGTCGGCGCCGAGAAGGTAGGTCCAAGTCTCAACAAGCTCCAAAAATTCATGGCAGAGGCAGCCGCAGGTGGAGCAGAGCAATCCGCCACGCTGAACGCTCTCGGCCTTTCGATGAGCGACCTTGCGGGCAAGACGCCAAGCGAACAGATGCAAGTGCTGGCTAAAAAGATCGCCGGCATTTCGGACCCTGCGGAACGCGCCCGCGCTTCGATGGAAGTCTTTGGCAAGAGCGGCGGCGAACTCCTGCCGCTCCTCAATAATTTCAGCGGCGAACTCGACGGCGCGCGTGGTCAACTCGGCAGCCTGCCGGATGTGATGGACCGCTCGGCCCGCACTTTTGATGACTTCGGCGACGGCATAGGAGCACTCAGCTCGAAAGCCATGGAGTTTGCCGCAGGCTTCTTGGAATCCGCACTGCCTGCGCTCAATACATTTACGGCAGCGCTTTCCGGCATCGATGCCGCAGGGTGGGGGCAGAAAGCTATGGAGATGACTCGGCAAGTCGCTGACACTCTCCTCGGTGCGTTCAAAGACCCGCTTGGAGCTATTGAGGCGTGGACACTTTCAGCAGAGAGATTTTACAAAACTCTCGGCAACGGACTTGTAAACTCCGCGCTCACTTTTACGGATTTTCTCATGAAGTCATTTGAGACGAACCTCCCGAGCGCCATAAAAGCCTACCTCACGCAGGGATTCATCGACTCCTCGCTCACCTTCAGTCGCTACCTCATCCAGGCGCTCATGACCTTTTCCGATGGATTAAGCACGATCCCCGGCTTTGAAAATGCGGCTAACAAAATGTTTGAAGTGCTGGACAGCGCCAACGAGCGCATCATTTCGCAGCAACTGGATAATCTCGGCAAGAGCAAGGCCGCCGCTGCCGCCGTCGTGGAGGAGTTTGGAAAAGCCAAGGATAAGACCACCCTTTTCAAAGAAGACTTTTTTGGGGCTGAAGAAGCTTCTGAACGCATGAATGAGAAGTTTAAGGAGCTTGAAGTCTCCGGCAAAAAGGTGCGCGAGGATTTCATGGAGGCCAATGTCTCCACGGAAGAGGTAAAGAAAAACACATCCAGCGCCGTGTCCGATGCCGACGCCATCGCGGGCAGCTTCAACAAAGCCGAAGGCTCCACCAAGAAGATCAAGGAAGAGCTTTCCACATCCGCAAAGTTGATGAAAGACATCACCGATGCGCAGGCGAAAGACTCCGTTGACAAAGGCGGACGCTTGGAAAAACAGGCGCAGAATCAAATCCAAAAAGGCAACTTTAAAGGCGCTCAGAAGACGGCGGAAAAGATCGCGCAAAATGAGGTCGAGGCCAGCATCCGAGGCACCGGTAAAAACATGGACCGCCGGAACATGGCCGACATCGGCAAGGATTTCGGCCTGCGCCAGCAGCTTGGCGAAACAGGCCGTGAATTTCAGCAGCGCATTAAAGACGCGAAGGAAGGCAACAGCGTTGCGGACAAGTTTGGGAACTCCAAAAAAGTCGATAAGCCGAATCAAGATGGCTCAAAAACCGGAGACTCTGGCAGTGGCGGGGGGGAGAAAGATAAGCCAAAAACCCTCGAAGGTATGGTGAAGGACATCCTCGATTGTCTTGCCAAAAAAATCGAACCCAAGCTGCCCGTCGCAGCGCTTACCGCCTAACCATGACACTATACGGCACATTCCCGCTCCTAGTTCCCGGCTCCACGGAATCGACATCGGTCTATGGCCTGAAAAAAACCAGCGGCACGATTTTATTCAAGCCTGGCGAGGAAGGTGCCGCGCTCACTTTAGCCGAGCAGAGCGGATCTGTTTTCCCAGACCCGCAGGTGCGCACCACGGATATGGGGCTGCTGGAGATGAGCTTCGATTCCTACACCGACACGGGAGTGACATCGGGCGTATTCGGCACCGAGGTGCTGAATCTCTTGAAGTCATTTGAGTCCACGATCACGCAGGCAGTTGGCAATAACCCGCCGGCGCCGATAACCTACAACTGGACCGTCACGGAAATCTGGCTGGCGGATTCTTTCACTGAGCGCAAGGTTCTAGCGGCCACTCTCGGCAGTGTGTTTTTAACCGTGTCGCAAAACTTACTGAACAAGCGCATGCTCAAGCGCGTCATTACTGGCAATAGGCCAAGCGGAGGAGCGAGCAGCCTGTCTATCACTTGGGCGACGCAAGTATCGAGCGTGACGCGCCGGAATTTCGGCAGCTTTGATGAGGTGGATATCGTGAGTTCTCTGAGCGCGACGATCTCATGACGCAGCCACCTGTCAGCTTCGCAGAGAAGGCCAGCGCCTCCAAGAGCGGTGCGGGAGGCTACCCGATCCAGATTTCCGCAAAGGATCTCGATGCAAATTTCAGCTACGCCACGCTCGAGGTTTCCGACACCTCGCCACAAGGTGCCGCACAGCCGTTTTCGGTTGATGAAATTACAGGCCCCAGCGGCCACACGCAACGCCGCCTCATTTTCCAGCCAGCCGCACCCTCGAAGGATGCAGTCTTTGCCGTAGTCGGCGGGGCGCTCGCCTGGCTGCAAGTGCCGGACTCGGGAACCTATGTCCTCGGCGCGGTGGATGGCGCGCTTGCATGGGTGGCAACGGAGGAGTGCTGATATGACGCTCGGGCGGACTACATCGGGCGCGATCAAGATCAAGACCGACGCCGAAGGTGGAGGCCTGCGCGCTGTGTCGTGCGGGTGCTGTGAGAGTTTTCAGCTCACCGTGAAATACTCATGGGTAGGCACGGGGCAAAGGGATTTGGACACGCAGACATCGGCATTCGGTGAATCCGTGGGCTATGGCTGCGGTGGAAGCGGAACCTATGTGCAATGGATCGGTGGCGACAACACCGGACAGGATGCAGTGGAGCAGGTGGATATCCGCGTGGAAGATGCCCGCCGCGATGGCCTTTGGTCCTCGAGCTACAACATCGATGCCTTTGCGGGGTGGTATGGGCCTGCAGGTGGCAGCGGTAACGCTCAACTCATTGTCGCATTTAAAGGCAGCACCAAGACCAAATCTATTTCGCCAGGGCAACAGAGCGGCTGCGCTTCTACGCAGGTCGCCACCATCACCGTTTATTCAACAAAGCAAGATGACGGTTCACATTTTGAAATCCTGTAAATTTTTCACAAATTCAAAATGTGCTCTTGGGTATCACGGCGGTCAACCGCACGCCGGAAATTGTGCGGCATGTATCAATGCAGGCGAGAATATGCCGGAGCAGGCTGCCGAGCTTGCCGCTCGCGCTGAGCGCGCTCACCCGGCAGGAGCGCGCCGAGTGAGCGGGTGCTGTGACTCGGCAAAAAATTACCAAGTTTGACACCTCCCCTGCAGTAGCCCGCCATGCGTATTTATCTCGATCTCGATTCCCGCCGACTGCTTACCACGCCCACGAGGCCGCTATCGCTGCTGGAATTCAAACGCCGTGACAACGACAGCATCGAGCTTCAATTCCTGCGCGATGCAGTCGTGCAGCAACTCCCGGCAGGCACAACGGCGCGGGTCGGTATAAAACCGGATGGCGACTACGACGCGCCTTTTCTGGCCGTCACGACGCTTACGCAAACCGGCACAGGGACGGCCACGGTCTACAGCGGTGAGCTGAATCTCCATACCACCGCAATGGCCACGGCATTCGCTGGCGAGCCAGTTACGCTCCCGGCAATGCTCGAAGTCGAGTGGGTGACGGGCGATGTCGTATCGTCCTCAAAAACGCTGCCGACCACACTGCACAACGATGTCATACGAGGCGACGAGGGAACTCCGGCAGACCTGCCGTTTTTTTACACTGCCCAGACAAGCGATTTCAAATCGACGCAGGCACAGGCAGAGGCAGGCACGGACAACGCGACATGGATGACTCCGCTGCGCACCGCGCAGGCGATTGCAGAACTAGCAGCCACCGACTGGGACTCTGTGAGCAGCAAGCCGAGCACTTTTGCGCCTAGCACGCACACGCATCCTCTCTCGCAACTCACACAATCGAGCGCGACGACCGGCCAAGTCGCCACATGGAATGGATCGGCGTGGGTGCCGCAAACTCCATCCGGCGGGGGCTCGGGAGGCACTCCATCCGCTCACGCGAGCAGCCATGCCACAGGAGGCAGTGACGCGATCACGCCTGCCTCGATCGGAGCAGCCGCTGCATCGCACACACATGCGGTGTCGGATGTGACAGGACTCCAGACTGCTCTGGATGGCAAGCAGGCAGTCGGCAGCTACGCCAACGCAACGCACCAGCACTCTGCCGCAGACATTAACTCAGGAACTCTAGCCCTCGCACGCATCCCGACCGGCACGACTGGCACTACGGTAGCGCTCGGCAACCACACGCACACCGGTTTCCTGACTGCCTCGGGCGGAATCACAAATGTGGCAGTGGTTTCAACAATGCCTGCCACGCCTGTCGCCACGACCCTCTATATCGTCACAGCATGAGCTTGCCGATCATCACTGCAGGCCAGAGCTTTTCGGGTAAGGTGGGCGTTTTTTTTACTGCGACCACTCCGGCTCTGGATGGCTCAGCGCAAGTCACCTCATGGAGTGCTACGGGGTTACCGGCAGGGTTGGGGCAAAATCCCAGCACGGGCGCAATCTCGGGCTTTCCTGCCGCAAAAGGGTCATTCACTGCATCATTTACTGCTACCAACAGCAGCGGCACAAGCGCGCCGACGAGTATCGCTTTCACAATCTCGGAAGGCGTGCCGATTATTACCGCAGGACAGAGTGCATCAGGATTCGCAGGCATGCCGTTTAATAATACTTTTTCTCTCACCGACAGCGCGAATCGTCCAGTCACAAGCTGGGAGGCGTTGAGCCATTTGATTGAGGGTGATATGAGCTTTCTTGGGCTGCCAAGCTGGGCTACGCTCGATCCGACCACCGGAGCGATCACAGGCACGCCGCAAGATAGCGGCGACATAATTCTTACACTTCGTGCAACCGGCCCTGGCGGCACGGATACAAATGAGGTGACGATCGCGATCGCTGTGGGCACGCCGATCTTTGCTGGATCCATTCGAGCTAATTCCATCTATGCTGGGGCGACAGCAGCAAAGGCGATTTACTACGGTGCAAAAAAGCTGTGGCCTGCACCGGAGCACCACGAAATCCTTGAATCGCTGGCGACAATAAATCCGGCAGACGGCTCGCGTGGGTATTCGAGGTTTTTAGATACCGGTTTGAATCTGGCCGCGTCGAATCTGTCCCGAATTGGATTTAAATTTGGAGGCGCGGTGCGGATAAAAAATGCAACGATCACAACTCCCGCAGGCACTTATTCTTTCGGAGTGGCGACAAATTGGAATCTCGTAAAATATTTTACCACGCACGATCTCACGATCACATCCGACGGCATCGGCCGGTCAGGATCAGGCAATTTCGGCGGCGGGTGGGAAGCCGATGTCTGCGGCTTTTGGGTAGACATCCCCGCATCTAGCCTTACTTCTGCCGACAAAATCACCGTCGATTATGAATACATCGGTGCCTATGTCGCAAAGCATGGCGTCGCTTTTTGGAATGCGACCACCACGGCCGGGGGAACTGTAGAATCGTATATCGGCACATGGGATAACACGCCACTCGCCAGGTTCCCTACAACCGTAGATCTCCCGCGCATCGTGGTAACAAATCAATCCTCTCTAATTTCCAACACCCTCTGCCGTCGCAGAGTCATTATTCGCAATAATCCGTAGCAGCGCTCCGCCCCGCTCCTGATGCGGTGATTTGACACCTTGCCGCGTCGTAGCGGCATGAAACTTTTCATCGATCTCACCACCCGGCGTTTCGTGCGCGGCCAGGGCGGCACGAGCACCGCACTCTCACGACTCACTTTTAAGAGGCGCGATGTCATCGCGCTCGATATCGATTTCCTTCAGCGTGGCGAGGTAGTCCCGACTCCGGCTGGCACCACGATCACTGCCGCACTGAAAAGCAAATTTTCCGAAGACGAGTTTTTGGCCATAGCCGACTCCGATGCGACGCTGAACCTCTACACGCAGCCGGTCGAGGACCTCTTCGTCGGCAACACGGCCAGCGTCTCTGCTCTCATCGAGGTGAAATGGAGCGGGCCTGGCGAGGCCATGCGCACCGCCACTCTGGCCGTGGAGCTGCAAAACTCCGTCATCCTCGGCGACGAGGGCATCCCCGCCTCTGTGCCTGACGCAAAAGCAACCCTCGCCGAAGCCGAAGCTGGAACCTCGAATGAGAAATGGATGACGCCACTTCGCGTCTGGGACGCGATCCGCAAGGCGGCAGGAACGGTCGTGACATGGGCAAACCTCGCAGGCAAGCCCTCGACCTTCCCTCCAGACACCCACACCCACACGACCACCCAGATCACGGATTTACGCGGTGGGGGAAATGTCGCGTCCAATACAGCCCTCGGGCCTTCAGCACTTGCAAACAATACGACTGGCGACAAAAACACCGCACTAGGCCCCTCCGCGCTTCAGGCGAACACCACGGGCGCTGGGAACACGGCTATCGGCCCATCCGCTCTTGCTTTGTCCAACGGCTCGTTCAACACCGCGATCGGCCAAGACGCTCTCTCATTGCACCTCACCGGCACGAATAATACGGCCATCGGTATCGCCACATTGTTGCAGTTTGAAAATGGGTCTTTTCTCACGGCAATCGGCTCTGGAGCAATGGCCTATTTCAAAAGCGGAAACGCCAACACCGCAATCGGCAATGCCGCCATGCTCGGCCTCGGAGCCAATACAAAAACTCACTCAAACAACACGGCTGTAGGCGACGCGTCGCAATTAAAAATCGACACGGGAAACGCTAACAGCTCGTTCGGCGCTTTTTCCCTCATCAACAACACCACAGGCTCACAAAACACTGCGGTGGGCAATGGCGCTCTGGTCGATAATGTGGAGTTTAACAACACGTCTGGCTTAGGCTACAACACCGCCGTGACAGGTCACAACCAGGTGCAGCTTGGAAATAGCAGCACCACCACATTTGCATACGGGGCCGTGCAAAACAGATCAGACATGCGTGACAAAGCCGATGTGCGCGATACCACCCTCGGGCTGGATTTTATACTCGGGCTGCGCCCCGTGGATTTCCGGTGGGACATGCGAGAGGACTACCGTCCAGAGCGAACCTTCGACAACTCCGGAGACATTATTCCAGCCCCTCCTCTGGCCGAAATAACGCACGACGGCACAAAAAAAAGATCCCGCTACCACCATGGGCTCATCGCGCAAGAAGTGCGCGACCTCTTGGAAAAAAAACAGATCGATTTCGGCGGGTATCAAGACCACTCGAAAAAAGGCGGCGATGATGTCCTGTCGATCGGCTACATCGAGCTGATCGCTCCACTCATAAAAGCTGTGCAAGAGCTAAGTGCGCGAATTGAAAAACTAGAATCCCGCAGGCCCGCTCCCTGAGCGAGCCAGAGCATTTGACATAGCGGCGCAAGCAGACCGCTATGCGCATTTATCTCGATCTTGATTCCCGTCAGATTCTTTCCACGCCGAACCGGCCGGTTCGAAATCTGGAATTCAAACGCCGCGACAACGATTCGCTGGAGCTGCAATTTGTGCGCGGTGGCACGGTGGTCGCGGTCTCTTCGGGAATCACGGTGCAATTTGGCTTAAAGCCTATTGACCAATACAGCGCAGGTTTTTATTCCACAGGCGCTTTTGTAAAATCTGGCAGTGGAGAGGCGGCAATTTTTTCCGCCGCCTTCACGCTCAATACGCAGCCGATTGCCCAAGCCTTCGATTTAGAGCCAAAATCCATTTCCGCTATGCTGGAAATCGAGGCGCGGGATGGAGAAACTGTTACCAGTTCAGTCACGTTGCCGGTGACCTTGCACAACGATGTCATTCGTGGTGATGAGGAGACTCCAGCCGCAATCCCTAATGGCAAGGCCACGCAGGCCGAAGCCGAGGCCGGAACTGACAACGTGAAATGGATGACGCCACTGCGGACGAAGCAGGCCATAGATGCTCTTGCTACCAATGGTGGAGGGAGTGGTCGTGAGGTTGAGTTTCAAAAAAGCGCTACGCATATCCAGTGGCGGTATGAAGGAGAGCTTACTTGGACTGATCTGGTTTTGCTGGACGACCTGAAAGGCGCGGACGGAAACGACGGAGCGGCGGGAGCCGCCGGAGCGAAAGGCGATAAAGGCGACACCGGAGATGTAGGTCCCAAAGGCGACACCGGAGATGTAGGTCCCAAAGGTGACACTGGAGATGTAGGTCCCAAAGGCGACACCGGAGATGTAGGTCCCAAAGGTGACACTGGAGATGTAGGTCCCAAAGGCGACACTGGAGACGTCGGTCCCAAAGGCGACACTGGAGACGTCGGTCCCAAAGGCGACACTGGAGACGTCGGTCCCAAAGGCGACACTGGAGACGTCGGTCCCAAAGGTGACACTGGGGGGGCTGGCGCTGACGCTTTATGGAATTTTACTGGGGCTTACAATTCCGGCCTGCCTTATGCTGTTGGAGACATAGCTACTTACGATGGAGAGACGTGGTATCGAAAGAACAGCAATGGCGATAACGTAGGTGACACTCCTAAGGAAGATGTTTTTTGGACTAAGCTGGCTCAGAAGGGGTCAAGTGAAATGGCATTGATGCGCGGTAGCGGGGTCTGGAATATCCCGTGCAATGCCCAGTCAGCTACGACTTATGCTGGTAGCGGGAATGGGACTCCGAAGCCTGGTGCGTGGCGGATGGAAACAGGATCTACGCCATTGAGTTATTCATTGTATAGAGCAAATCCCGAGCAATTAATTACATTTGGAAGAGGGGGGTTTAATGGCGGCGTTGATTTTTCTCGACCAGTGTGGTTGATCTTTTCTGGTCAAATTGGAATCTACAATACAGGGACATGCCGCATTCAGCTTGGAGGGTGTGATGCCGGATCGACTTCTGTCGGTCAGATGACTCCTGCCAATGATGCGTTCAGCGGATTGGGATTTGAGATCAGCGAAGGTCAAATTAAACTTGAAACAGTGAATACACTTTCAGGGCTTGCAACGCGCAATATTTCTGGAGCCATCGCTGCATTCACCACACCACTTAGCAATGTCGATCTAAAAGCCTACTCTGATGGAATGGGTCATGTGAGTGTATGGGTCAATAATATATTGGTAAGTTCTTTACCAATCGGCCCCACAAAAGCCACGGGCAACAGTGTCAAACAACTGCGCGTCTCTATCGAAAATGGAGCATCTAGCGAGTCTTGCTTTGTGGATATTTGCCAGGACCAAATCACTGTTATTGTTGAGTAAAAAAATAGCGTTCTGCTAACGCAGCGCCCATCTGGCAGCATAAAAACTTGTAAGCCCTGCTCCGGCGCATCGTGGACAGGGTGATCTCGTGGGTCGCTGAGAAATTTGACAACGCTGCCTCCGGCAGCGGCATGAAACTCTTCGTTGATCTCAACACCAGGCGGTTCGTCCGCAGCGCGACTAGCACCGTGGCGCTGCCGGCCTTGTTTCTCAAACGCCGCGACAAAATGCAGATCGAGATCGTCTACCTCGAGCGAGGCGCACCTGTCTTCACCCCTCCAGGCACCTACGAAAAGCTGGCGCTCAAATCCAAATTCTCGAATTCGAATTTCATCGCCGTGACGAATGATGGAACTCTCGATCTCTTCACGCAGGAGATCGAAGACCTCTTCGTCGGCTCCGCAGCCAGCGTGGACGCCTACCTCGAGCTCATTATTTTCCGCACCGACGAGACCATCCGCACGGAAACACTCCAAGTTCAAATCGAAAATTCAGTCATCTTGCTCAATGAAGGCACTCCTGACTCTGTGCCGACTGGCAGAGCCACATTTGAAGAGGCCATAGCTGGCACCTCCAACAATAAGTGGATGACGCCGCTCCTCGTCTCGGAACTCATCAACAACCGCGACGATGTGCAAAACTTTGCAGCCGTCGCCGCATTCCCGGCCACCGGAGAAACCGGAAAAATCTACATGGTCGGAGCCACGGCCTACGCCTGGACCGGCACCGGCTACGAGAAAATCTCGCGCGACAGCGTCTTCAATTCCCTGACCCCTCCCACCGACCCGCAAGAAGGAGACCGGTGGGTCGATAGCAACACTTTCATCGCCTACGACTACGTCAACGGCGCGTGGATACAAACCGCAGTCTAAAAAAACCAAAACCAACCAATTATATGGCAGCTATTAACTTCCCCGCCTCACCGGCGGTAAACGACATCTACACACTGGGCAATCGCTCGTGGAAATTCAACGGCGTAGCCTGGGCACTCGTGCCTAGAACATCTGACGCCATCCTTGAAGGCAGCACCAACCTTTACTTCACCGAATCGCGCGTGGCTTCGGCTCCAGCCGTCACAGGTCTCGACTCACGACTCACCACAGCAGAAGGCGAAATCGACAGCCTCCAAAGCGGATTGGCTGATGAAATCAGCGATCGCGCAGCCGCTATCGACACGATCACCGCTCGCGTGGCGAACATCGAGAGCAATCTGGACCCTGCGGCCCTTGATTCGCTCAGTGAGATCGTCGAAGCCTTTCAGAGTGCTGACGGCAACTTGGCCACGTCCGTAGCCGATCTGGCTGCGAGCGCCGGAACCAACCTACAAAACGAAATCGACCGCGCCACTGCGGCTGAGAACGCGCTTGCAGACCGCGCCACAGCTCTCGAAGGCCGTGCAACCTCGCTCGAGGGCCGTGCTTGGGATCTGGAAGGTCGCGCCACAACAGCCGAAGGGGATATCGACTTCCTCGAAGGACGTGCCACCGACGTCGAAAGCCGCGCCAGCTCACTCGAAGGCCGCGCTGGTGACCTTGAAAGCCGCGCCACATCTCTCGAACACCATGCTCACAGCCTCCAGTCCACCACATCCTATCTCGAGAACCGCGCTTCCAGCCTTGAGTCCACCACATCCGACCACGAAAGCCGTCTTCAATCGGCTGAGGGAACGATTGCTGGTCTCGGAACCATGTCCACGCAGGATGCTTCAAATGTAAACATCACCGGCGGATCGATCTCCGGCGTTTCAATCAGCGGCTCATCGCTTGAGATCGGCAATGCTTCCGCAGCATCCGCAGACCTCTATGTCGGCGCAAACGGCAACGTAGGCTTGGGCACAGAAGCTCCTACCGAGAAACTCAGCGTCGTCGGCAACATCGCCGCCACCGGCACGGTTTCCGCAGCAGCGCCAACCCAAGACAGCCACCTCACCACCAAGTCGTATGTGGACAGCGCCACCAGCGATCTCTCCGGCCGCATCGACACAGAAATCTCGGACCGCGAGAGCGCAATCTCTGCCGTAAATAGCCGTGTGGATTCGGTTCTTTCGAACCTAGACCCCTCAGCTTTAGATAGTTTGACGGAAATCGTCTCGGCGTTTCAGAGCGCTGACGGCAGCCTCGCGCAAACCGTGTCTGATCTCGCCTCGACCGCAGCCACAAACCTGCAAACCGAGGTAGACCGTGCCACCGCAGCCGAGCAGACCCTGAGCGACAGCATCGCTGAAGTCGTCAGCGGCCTCGCCAACAGCGTCCGCACGACCGTCCTCGATGGCCTCTCCACTGCCAGCAATGCAGTGATCAGCGCGAGCGACACTGTGCTCTCGGCCTTCGGCAAGCTCCAGGCTCAAGTCAGCGCAGTCCTCTCCTCGCTGAACGCCCACACTGCCGACACAGCCAACCCACACAGCGTCACCAAAGCTCAAGTCGGCCTCGGTAATGCCGAAAACACCAGCGACGCCGACAAGCCAGTCAGCACCGCACAGGCATCCGCAATCGGCACCGCCAAAAGCGAAGCCATCGCCGACGCCGGCACCTACACCGACACCGAAGCCGCAAAGCGCCAGTTGAAAGACACGCTCGGCACATCGGCACCGGCACACATCGACGGCCGCCGCTGGGTGGATACCACCGACATGACAGAATACCTGTCCTACAACGGCGTCTGGGTCGAACTCGACCGCGCTTAATAGGTAACCTCAACCGTCCGCTCACAAGTCAATCCTTGTGAGCGGACTATTTTCGCAAACTTTTAAAAACTTTTCTATATGGCACTCACAGACAACCTTATCGCTTTTTATAAACTCTCAGATATTTCCGACTCTTCTGGAAACAACAGAACTCTTACCAACAATGGTAACGTTTCATTTGCTTCTGGTAAGATTGGAAATGCTGCTGTGTTTGATGCACAAAGCTACCTTGAAAGAAATTTATCAGAAATTAATAATGATTTCTCTGTTTCCGGTTGGATTAATCCTAATTCAATTGGCTTGTATACAGCTTGCTTTGGTATAAATCAATACGATAATGGTTTGCTTTTTAGGGTTGGCACAGGCATCGATCAATTGTATGTGTTTGGAAGCTATGTTACGGTCGGTGAATTTAATGCTAATACTTGGACGCATGTTGTTATTGCTGGTTCAAGCGGAACAGCTAAAGCATATGTAAACGGCGTAATGACGACATCATTGAGTTATGACTCAACAATGAGCTTCGGAGCGACTCCCAATTTTATTGCAGGCGCTTCAAGGCATAACTTGTCGCAGGAACCCTTAGACGGTCAAATCGACGCAGTCGGCATCTGGAATCGCGCATTGAGCGATGCAGAAGTTGCTGAACTCTACAACAACGGCACTGGTCTGGAACTCGATCCGCCGAACTACCGTGGCGAGTGGGACAACTTCACCGACTATGGCCAAGACGATGTCGTCAGCGTCAACGGCGTCTACTGGAAGCTCACCGGACTCGGTGGCTGGACAGTCGGCGGCGCGCCTGGTCTCGGCTATGGCTGGACCCTGCTGGGGGTCACTCCCTACAGCGTCCGCATCAGCGGAAATGCCAAACTCCAAGGCAAAGTGAAATTTGCCTAAACCATCAACGCCGGTGGCTTTCCATAGCCACCGGCATCTGGCTTATGTTCGCACTCAGCTTCCCAGCAGATCCCGTCGATTACCAAGTCCATTCAGAAAATGGACGCACATGGGTATGGATACCTGGCGAACCACCTCGCTGGCAGATTTGCAAAGAGCCACCAGTCGCCCACAAGGCGAGCCACGCCACCGGCGGCAGCGACGCCATATCGCCATCCGACATCGGCGCGGTCACCCAAGAGTCATTCAACCTGATCGCCGCCCGAGTAGCGGCACTTGAAGCCTTGGCATGATGCGCCTCCTCGCCATTCTACTAGCCGTAGCCCTCGCAGGCTGCGCCACCGAGCCGCGCAACGCCGAGCAGTGGATGGCGCGAGAGCGCAACGCCTGCCTGCCCACCGCTGTGACCATGGCCGAAGGCCTCAAGCGCCAAGGCATCGCTGCGAAGGTCGTGCGCTACAGCTACACAGCACAAGGTCGGCCTCTCGGACACGCCATCACCGCCTATCTCTACCCACCCGGCACCAATACCCTCTACACCTACGACTACGAAGGAAGCTGGCGCACCCGCGCGTATTTTGACGACGCCGCATCAATAGCACGAGCCGCCGAGCGCCTGCGTGGCCGGTTCTACGACATAACCACCGCAGATTTTTTGTAATATGGAAAAACAGCTACTCGAGGTCACCAATTTCGCCGCCGGTCAAAGCGACCGCTGGCTCTTCGTCGCCCTCTTAATCATCGGTCTCACCGCGATTGGAATTTTGTTCCGATACTTCACCGCTCGCCTGGACACGCTTCAGGACCGCATGGACGCGCAGACAACCGAATTCGTGAGTCACCTCAAAACCGCAAACCAAGAAATGCTCGCCGTCATCGCCTCGGCCAAGGCCGTCATCGAGCGAGTCGAGCGCAAGCTGGAAATACACAAATGAAACCCGGACACATCGCACTCGGCCTCATCATCATCTCGCTCACCTTAGCAGCCATGGCCTTCCTGACCGGCTGCCAGAGCCTCGGAGACGCGCAAGTCTGCGTCCGCACCGACTACGGCACCTTCTGCTACGATTTGCCAAAGCCCGCTTCCTCGAAATGATACTCCACCTCTTCGACTTCTTCCGCCGCATCCTGTCTCGATTTTCTGAGAAGCCTGAAGTCGTCAGGCAGCGCGCCGCAGCTACAAAACGGCCTCGTCCTACTGGCAAAAAGCGCCGAGCGGCAACACACGGGGCCGCGACTAAAACCGTGACCGGGATTAACGCACCGGCTCAGAAGCCTCGCAAAAAAAAATGACCCTCGACGACCGCAGCGAGCGCAACCTGGCCACGCTCCACCCCGATCTCCAACCCCGCGCCGTAGCCTTCATCAGCGCCGCCAAGAACCTCGCCGCACAGCGCGGGCTTGATGTGAAATGCATCTGCGGCCTCCGCACATGGGCAGAGCAGTCCGCCCTCTACGCCAAAGGCCGCACAGCCCCCGGCAAGATCGTGACCAAAGCCCCAGCAGGCCACTCCATGCACAATTTCGGCCTTGCCATCGACCTCGGAGTCTTCAGCCGCGACGGCAAGACCTACCACGGCAGCCACGGCCTCTACCGCGAACTCGGCCCCCTCGGCGAAAGCCTCGGCTTCGAGTGGGGAGGCCGCTGGAAATTCGTCGACGAACCCCACTACCAATTCCGCCCCGCTTGGTCCACCAGCATGACCGAACGCGAAATGCTCTCCAGCCTCCGCCGCCGAGTCGCAGAGAAAGTGGATATTCTCGCCTAATCTTTTGACAAAACAGCCAACGCTGTGAGCCGCAAGCCCAAGCCACCGCACCGGCAGAACGCGCTGCAATCGAGGCCAGACTCTACAAGCTCGCCGCCTCTCCAAACGCACTCGCAGCACACGCCGCCACGCTCACCATCACGGCCATCGAAGACGCCGCCAAAAACGCCGCCAAGTCCTTCCTCAAATCCAGCGAGCGAGGCAGGAAACAATACGAGGTTGTTTACGATCTGCAAAAAGCGAAATCCATTTATTAGAGCTAAAATCGGGTAACAGCGGGTAACAGCTACGCAAGCCGTTGATTTACAAACACCCAAAACAGACTTAAAATCCCTTATTCCGAAAGGAGTGTGCGGGTTCGAGTCCCGCCGCCGGCACTGGGGTGGAGGGCTTCTTTAGCCCTCCAGGTGCGGGTTGGCGGGTTTTTGTTATTACTACTCTTTGCCACTTCTCAATACTTCAAAAAGCGTTTTTTGTTGAGAAATCGGGTAACACGGGTAACAGTTCGGGTAACATGAAAGGCACGATCACCGTCAAGGAAGCCGCCGAGTTAACCGGAGCCTGCGTCTGGACGATCAAGCAGCACATTTACAAAGGCTCGTTCTCGGCCTGCAAGCCACTGGGCAATCGTGGTGGATGGAGGATTTTTACTGAGTCTTTCAACCAATGGTGGGCGGGACGGATCGGCGAGACCTCAAACAAAAGGCCCGCGAAATGAAAGCCCGATACTTTGTTACTCCACACACGGCACGACCCGGCACTTGGAAGTTGGAAATTCCGGCGTCGGTGTCGGGCAGCAGGATCAAGAGGTTTTTTAAGACGGAGGCGGAGGCTTGGGCGGCGGGGCCAGCGCTCTTGGAGACACTGCAAAAAAGTGGGACGGACGGACTGAAGGAGAAAGGGCAGGCGGGGCTTTCGATGCGGTCGGCGATTCGGGATTACATTGCGACGAAGGCCAAATCCTCGGAGGAGCACAAGTCAAAGGTCGAGCGGGTTTGCGGCAAGCTACTGGAGGCGTTCGATGGGCCGGTGGCGAATGTGACTCCGTTGAAAGCAGGGAAGTGGTTTGACGGCATCGAAGGTTCACCGACGACACGGGCGGGCTGGCATCGCTACGCGAGCGGGTTCTTTGCTTGGTGCGTCGATATGGAGCTACTGGACCGGAATCCGCTGCGGAGGATACGAGCGCCAAAGGCAGAGGCCAAGCGGTCGCTCGTCACAGCGGCAGAGATGGCGACGATATTGGACGAGGAGATGAGCGATGAGCTGCGGGCGTGGTTTCTCCTCGGAGGCTTTGCGGGGCTTCGGTCTATCGAGGTGCGGCGGATGCGGTGGGAAGATATTGACGCGGCACGGGGAGAGATCGAGGTGCGGCGGGAGGTTTCAAAACAGAGCACCGGACTGCCGGAGCGCATTGTCGATTTCACGGAGCCGCTGACCAAGCGGGCGGCATTCTTTCAAGACGCTCAAAAGAAGGGTTTGATTTTGCCACCGGCATCGCTGCGCATTTATCAAGAGCGCCAAGCGCTCATCAGGCGGCTTCACGACGAGGGCAAGGTTCCGTGGTCGCAGTTCCCTGAGAACGCCCTGCGGCATTCGTTCGCTACCTATCACCTGGGGCGTGGTCAGGACGCAGGAAAGACCGCTCACCAGCTTGGACACTCGACGACAGCAATGGTGAAACGGGTCTATGCCGTGCCATCGAGGCGGGCAGATTGGCGGGCTTGGTGGGCCGTTTAATGCTACGCGCAGAGAAGCATTGGTAAAACGATAAAAGACAACAAGTTACCCCCCCCCCCCCGCATTCTTCGTGGGTGGTGAGGTCGATCACTTCTGCTATCCAGTCTTCCGGGAGCGGTCCGTCGTAGCTTTGGAGAACCCACCAACGGAACTCTCTGAGCCTTTCACGACTTTGGCATTCACACTGGTGGAGACATTGGACGGTTTGATTGAAGATTTTTGCGAAGATTCTTCAGAGTCTTTCATGGCCTTTATGCAGTGAGCAACAAACGGGCTGATGTCCAGTTTCCCAAGCGGGTTTTCTCTCTTAAAATCAGCCTGCTTTTTTTTGATCCACTCGTGCAAATCGGGCGGAAGGCTGATGTTTAATTTTTTGAATTTTCCCTCTTTCATACCCTACCAGTAACACCGGAAACATCGTTGTTCAATTTTTAGCGAAAATTTATTTTCGCCCGCAAACCTAGTGTTCATGCGGGTGTCAACTAAAATCTTCGTATGGGGAGAACACCCTATTGACAGATTTTTATTGCTCTACCGGTAGCACCAATAATATCGGTAGCACCATGCAAACCGCATACATGAAAACGAGTGTGAGCATCCCGGCTGAACTCTTCGACTACCTGAAGAAAAAAGCCGATGCGAACGGAGGAGTGCCAATAAGCCGGTTGGTTGCTGAAGCCATCCGCCAGCAAGCAAAGAAGGAAGCAAAACGGGAGGCCGCGAAATGAAAGGCACGATGACCGTTCGCCAAGCCGCCGAGCAAACCGGCGCGCATAAAGAAACAATCCTTCGCCACATTCGGCGCGGAAGTTTTTCGGCCTGCAAGCCGCTCGCAAATAAAGGCGGCTGGAGGATTTTTCAGGCGTCATTCCAGAACTGGATGTCTGACCAGATCGGCGCGACCTCGAACCGGAGGCCCGCCAAATGAAATCCCCACGCCTTTTTCTTTGCGAGGGCTACTGCCCGCTCACTGGCCGCATTCGCGACCTCATCCATGCCGCCGGATTCGGCGATGCAAAAACCCAGTTTTTTCTCAAACACCGGCTCCAAGCCACCCATGTCACCCCAACCAAATTATGATTGATATAAACGACCCACAATCCGTCTGCCGATCCATCGGCTATTTCCTCACCTACCTCGGCACCGTCGCCCCGCTCGTCGGTCTCGGCTGGGCAACCTGGAGGCTGTCGAAATGAACTTTTGGATCATCGAAACCGAATCCCTCGACGGCACCATGAAGGAAGTGCGCGGACCTTTCGACACGAGGGCCGCTGCCGAGGCGCATATCCGCCGCGATTTTGAAGTGTGCTGGAACCAAAGCGAAATTTCGCTCGATGACCGAGACGAAGATTGGTCAGGCACATGGTTGATCGTTGAGCAGGTCGCCGAGGTGAAGCCGGTGGCAAAGACCACGCTCAAAACGGTGCTCGTGGAGGTAAAATGAGCATCGAAGACATCCAGACCATCGAATCCATGCACCGGCACGGCGGGGCATTTGCCCGTGCGCTGGCACACGCGGCAGCGGCCGCTGACCCTGAGAACCTTGCGAAGATCAAGGCGACTTGGCCGGAACTCTGGGAGCGTTACGCCAACTGGAAAACCAAGGAGGAGGCCGGACAATTATGACGGCAACCTTTGCAATCTGCCTTGCAGTTTTATCCATCGGAAGCTGCTTCGCATCCTACCACCTCGGCCGCGAGTCTATGCGGCGGGACATCAGGGACTTTCAAGAGCGGAGACGCCGCTGGGAGGAATTTGATGATGAGGACTGAGGCATTCGCCATTCGCAAATAGCGAACCAATTTTCCCTCACCGGACTGCGGCGACCGGAACAGGGACAACGCAAACAGCCGCATTTTATTACGATAACATGAAACTGACAAAGAAAGGTGCCGGGTCCTTTAACCCGCATGACGAGGGGACATTTCGCGCGGTGTGCGTGGATGTGACTCCATTGGTGAAGCAGGTGAGCAAGTTTGGCGAGAGCGAGGTTTTCCGCCTTGTTTTCGAGACGGATGCGCCAGAGCGTGATGGTGGTCGCCAATGCGTATGGAGCCGGGGCTTTACGCCTTCGCTCAACGAGAAGGCGAACTTCCGCAAGTTTTTGCGCCAATGGTTCGGGCGTGACCTGACAGCCGCAGAGGAAGCGGAATTCGATACCGAGGCGCTTCTTCTTGGCAAGACTGCGCAGGTGGTTGTTACGCATGACCATTCGGACAACGGGAACACTTACGCGAATATCATTGCTTGCACCCCATACAAGGGAACGGAACCGCTGAAGCCCTCGGGCAAATTTACCCGCAAGAAGGACAAGGAAGCCAAGGGCGAGGAAGCGAGCTATCGCGGGGCAGCAAATCCCACGGAGCCAGTGCGCGAAGCCGAGGCGGTTGACGCAACGCAGGCCGGTGATGACTGGGCAACGGTGAAGGTGCATGTCGGCAAATACAGCGGTAACGAAGTCCGCGACCTCGATGCAGACGCCATCGAGAAGCTGAACAAGAACTGGGTGCCGAATGCGGGAACCACAGCCGCCGATCAGCGGTTGGTCAAGGCGCTCAAGCGTGCGCAAGAGGAACTTTTGGCGGCGGCAGCTGCCGGGGAGGAATTCTAACCATGAGCGACACGCTCGAAATCGTTGTATCGGGCAGTCTTCCCAGCCCACAGATCGAGCTGTCGCCTGCGGCCTTCAACGCCAGAACATTGGCGTTGGAGGCGAGCGGGCGCATTAAGGCGATTGCCTCGGTGGCTGACCTCGACGCGGCGGCATCCGCTTTGACGAAGCTCAAGGCTCTGACCCGTTCGGTGGAGGATAGCCGCAAGGAGGTGAAGGCGCCGGTGCTCGAGGTTGGCCGGCGGATCGACGCAGTGGCGAAGGATTACCTGACATCCCTGGAGTCAGAAGCCAAGCGCCTTTCGGTGATTGTTGGCTCTTACCAAGAAGCCCAACGCCGGAAGGCTGAGAAGGAACGCGAGGAAGCGGCCAAGGCACAGGCGGATGCCATCGCGGAGATGAACGCCAAGCAGGCAGAAGCCGTGGCCAATGGCGACGAGGCGGCAGCAGATGCCGCCCGTGCCGAGGCAGCGGACAAGATTGCCGCAAGCCAACTGGCTGCAATCAATGCCGATGGGCCAAGGCCGGAAGGCATCACGAGCCGGACGAGCTGGAAATTTGAGGTGGTGGACATCGCCGCTCTCTATGCCGCTCGCCCGGAACTCTGCGTCATCACCCCAAACAATGCTGCAATCCGTGCCGTGGTAAAGACAGGGGCGAAAATCCCCGGTCTTCGTGTCTGGCAGGAGGCAGCGGCCATCGTGCGAGTATCCGCTCCGGTGAAAGTGGAGGAATACGATTACTGATATGCCAACCCTTGCCGAAATCCTCGCCAAGAAAGCGGCCAAAACTTTTCAACTCAAACAAGAGGAGGAAGTTATTCTGACACCCGAAGGGCCGCATTATGCCAAGCTTGTCGGTGCGGATGGGAGGTTCATTAAATGGCTTCCAAAACCCGAGACAACCGGCCTCAAGATCACGCCGGACAGCGAAAAGGCAGACCTCGCTGCCAGCATTAAGCAGGGACTCGACGCCTGCGCCCCAAAAGTCAAACCCCCGGCTCCACGCGAGTTGGGGGCATTGACCCTCGGGGAGCGCGTTCCAATGGATCAACCAAAGGAGGGAGCACCAGCAGCGGAGTGGG